ACAGAAACTTATTGCCGATGCCAAAGGCGCGGTAAAACTGTTTGGCCTGGGTTATAACCCGCCAACAGGATACGTAGGTACATCAACCGATGGTATGGATTCCAATATCCGTGCTGCCATCCCGGCCCTGCAAACTTTTGCCGACTGGACGGATTCAACTTTCCGGCCGGTACATACTGTATTGGAGGGCCGGGCTGTTGCGGTTGCCGCTTCGGGTGCAATTGATTTAACCGCCATCAGCGTGGCTGCCAACCCGGTACAATACCCGCAGGTAACTGTAGCCATTTTACAGGATTACGACTATGCCGAAACCCTGGACGCGATTGGTAAAAAGTTTGCCGACATGGGCGCTTTGTTGGGTACCCTGGCAGGCCGTGCCGTTAACGAAAGCCCTGGTGAAGTGGGTGCGGTTAATTTAACCGATGTTAAAAAATCCGAATACCTCACCGCAGGTATATCAAGCCATACCAAAATTTCTGATATCGAGGCCGATTTGAATAGCTGGGCCACTAAAGGATATTGCTTAGCCTGGGATTACCAGAGCGAAAGTGTTAGCGGTATCCGCTTTAGCGGTGATCCGGTTTGCGCGCCGGTGGTTGAGGATACCAATGGTAACCTGAACGAAAGCAGCATTACAATAAGCCGTACAAATATCAAGGTGCGCCGTGCGCTGCGCGATGCGTATTTGCCAAAAGTTAACTCGGTTCAAAAGATTGATACGGCCACCGGCTTATTGCCCATTGGCAGAGTAAAAGCCTTAGAGGGTATTGGTAATGATGTGTTCAAACGCATGGAGAATCAGGATATCATCAGCGGCGGCTCGGTTGCTATTGACCGTAACAGCAACTTGTTGTCAGGTACTAAAACCCTTAACGTGGCCTTTCAATGGGTTCCCGAAGGTATCATCGGTCAAATTAACGGAGTAGTCAACATCAAAAGAACGCTAAGCTAATATGAGCGATATAAGAAAAGACGGAAAAGCCTACGATAGTGGCGATGTGAGCATTGATATCTTGGGCGCGGAAGCTTTTGAGATTACCGATATCAGTTATAGCTCAAAGCAGGATCATCAGCGTAATTATGCCATAGGCAACAACAGAGCGGTAACCTGGAGCCAGGGGAAAGTTGAGCATGAGTGCTCGCTAACTATTGCCATGACTGAAGGAATACAATTTGAATCTATCGCTCCAAATGGCGACCTGATGCAAATACCACCCTTTGAGATTAACGTGAGCTACACCAACGATTTTAACGTGATCGTGAACGATACGATAATCTGTAAGTTCCAAAGCCAGGGCCGCGAGGTTACCGGTGAGATGGGCCTCAAATATAAGTACGACATGTTTGTGCTTGATATCATTTACAACAACGCATAAACGCCCAAAAAGGGCATTATTAAAATAAATTAATTAAGGTAAAGTGAAAGAGCAAGAAGTTAAAAAGCTAATGGATTACGGCGCGACAGATGCGCAGATCGAGGATTGGAAAAAGACCTGGCCGGGTGTAACCCGTGTAGAATTGCCTGCCGATGATAACGGTGACAATTTTGTCGGAGCTGTGCTTAAGGCACCCGACCGCAAAGTAATGAGCGAGTGGGAAAAATGGAGCGATAAGAACCCGGACAAGGCAAAAGAAATCATGATTAATGGTTGCTTCTTAACCCGTAAGGATGAGGTTAAAGCCGATTACGGTTTGTTCGCGGCCGCGTTCGATGCCTGCGCGCAACTGATACCTGTTAGGAAGGCCGTCCTAAAAAACTAATGGAAACTCACCCGGCCATCAAGGATGAGCCGGGTGAGGATTTCGTGCGTAAGCAAAACGCCTGGATGAAATGGTTTTTTAAAATACCATTTCCGGAGAAATTAAGTGATGATGATTGGATGGAGAATGTTAGGCAGCTCGAGTTTTTGGCGGACAGCGGCTTATTGGGGGTGAAGGAAAAGAAATAATGAAGTTTGCTATAGATCTATTGACACGATATCAGGCCGCTTTTGGTGTGGTTGGTTCAAGGTTTCATTATGCAGATGGTACGATACAGGCATCTGCCTCGATCAATGTTAACCGCTTTTCGCCACCCGCAGCACTAAGCGCCCAGGGGAAACAAAACCGTTTCGCATCACCGGCGCTGTATTCAACAAACAATTATTGTTTTGCCGATATGGAGTTGGTGTGCGGCGATTTCTCAATCGCCCTGGGCCAGTTTGACCATAGCATCCGCACAGCAGATTCAACAGCGTTTATTGCGCCCCCCATGATATCGCTATCCCGCGAAAAGGTAATTAACGTGAGTAAGCCCGACCGTGGCGAGGGTGAAGTAGTAGAGAATTTCTCAAAACGTTCCTGGGAGATTGAGATAAAGGGCCTGATCGTAGATATGGAAAATCATGTCTATCCATCGACCCAGGTTAGAAAGCTCAGGCAGTTCTTTGATATCGATGATGTATTTGATGTGGCGCAATGTCCATTGTTAAGTGATGTGGGAATAAAAGCACTTTACTTAACTGATTTTTCAGATTTAAGTGGTGTTGAAGGCTTTCAAGATACTTTGAGCTATACGTTTAAAGCGCGAAGCTTCCAACCTGTAGCATTCCAACTGTATGGCAAATAGTGGTTATTTCAGGATGCACTCCCGTTTGCTCGTTACCAAAAAAGATGGCACGCAGGTAAACTTTGGTACCATAACCAATGGTGCTATCGAAAGTATAGAAACCACCGAAAGCGTAAAGGATATGGGCGATAGTTGTACAATAGTTATTCCCCGTAACCTGGTTAACCTACAGGGTAAAAAGCTGCGTGACATACTGAACGAGGGCGATAAAGCCGAGGTTTATTTTGGATATGGCAGCGATGTGCCGTTAGAGTTTAGCGGGTACATCCGCGAGATCGGTGGCACATCGCCAATTGAGTTAAAACTGGATGATGCCTTTTACCCGCTGCGTAAGAACGAAGTAAGTAAAAGTTACAAGCAAGTAACGCTTAAACAGTTCTTAAACGATGTGGTGCCTGGGTACCAAATAGAGTGCCCAAACGTGCAGCTCGGCAAAACGAGTGTTAACAAGGAAACGAGTTATCAGGCGCTTAAGGAGATCAACCAGATTTACGGGTTCTATAGCTTCATTAACAATGGCGTTCTGCATTGCCAATACGCATACGATGTACGCGGCTTTGGTTCCGAGCATACTTATTACTTGTGTGATGAGATAGTGAACGGACAGCGTATTTATCGTGCTAACATCAGGCCAGGAGGTAACAACCTGAAATACGAGCGCAAGGATAGCACAAATGTACGGGTAGAGGCGGTTGCTAACCGCGCGGATGGTAACAAGTTTGTGTATAGCGTTGGCCCCAAAACAAAAGATGCCGCCTGCCATAAGATCACTTTCCCGGTGGGTGTTAGCGACGCTCAGGTGAAAGAATATGCGGACAAACTCTTTGCCTCGCTCAATTTCGACGGCTACAAAGGTAGTATTACCGGATACGGCACGCCCCGGATAAAAGCCGGTGATGTATTAAACATCATTGATTTTGAATACCCTGAGCGCAACGGTAAATACCTGGTTGAAAAGGTAGTGACTAAGTATGATGAAAACGGTATTAGCCGACAAGTAACGATAAGCTTTAAAATTTAACATGGTTGAGGATTTACTGATTAAGTTACTTGAAAAGCATGTACGCCGTTTGCCCGCCCTGGTCACCACTGGCAAGGTTAAGGATGTCGACTTGACTGCTTACACCTGCACGGTTGAGCGCGTAGACCGGCCCGAACTATTCGATGTGCGTTTAAACGCCACAGAGTTTAACGGTAACCGCATGGTTACTATACCGGCCATAGGCTCAAACGTGTTGGTATGCAGCATTGAAAACCACAAGGCCGAGGTTTATTTAATGGCGTGTAGCCAGGTTGATAAAGTGGTAATGGATATCGGTACATCTGCCTTTGAGGTAAGCGCTGCGGGTACCCTGATTAAAAGGGGTGACGAAACGCTTAACGCCATTTTAAACGAGATTGTTGATCAGATGCTCGGAATATTTGCCGGTAAGGATGTGCCCGCGATAACGGCTATAAAACAACGAATTAACAACCTATTGCAATGAGCTTAGATAAGAATAGACTTAAAACTGATTTAACTACACTCTATAACGGTACCATCAACAGTACAGGCAATGCTCAACAGGCCCAAACCGCTTTTATAAATGGTTTAGCCGATACCATTGAGCGGTACGTTAAGGGTGCCCAAATAAATTATACTACCGGTCTTGTTGCCGGTTCAACTCCGGTAACAGGAACATTTAACGGATCACTAACATGACGGATTATTTGAACGGCGCTACCGGTGACCTGTCGTTTAACAACGGCGATTTTGAGAAAGGGCCATCAGAAAAAAAACACATCGATGTGCTGATGGATGCACGGCCGGGATCACTCAGGCAGTACCCGCTCTCAGGCATCGCCGCCATTGACTATAAAAACGCTTCGTTTAGCAAAATGCGCAGGTTGCAAAACACCATCGTATTACAGTTGGAGCTCGCCGGTTACAAGTCGCCCGGTGTAATTATTAACCCAGATAAAAGTATTGAGTTTGATGTTTAAATTTAAGTATATAGCCCTTTTATTGTTAACGCTTACCGCTTGTAAGGTTAAAAAAAACCTGCAAAAAAGCAGCGATACGCAAACTTTAGAGGCGGCGACATCGGTGTTTAAGAGCGGTTTAAGTAACGTAATTACAAGTACGCTAAATGGCGTTATCACTACAACCGAGTATGAATACCCGGATTTAACGCCCGAGCAAAAAGCAAACGGACAAACCGAGCCGAAACCGAGGCCTAAAAAGGTAACCCAAACCACCTTTAACCAGGTGCAAAAGTCAACAACAAACGATAGTACCGAACATACAAAAACGGTGCTTAAACAGTCGGATCAACACAAAGCCGAAACGGTTAACCAAACGGTCGATGTTGGTACCGCCTTCCCTTACTGGCTCATTCCGGTGGTGTTAGTTGTTGCGGGCCTTATACTTTATTGGAAATACGGAAATCTGTTTAACCTGGCTAAAAAGCTTTTTACTAAAAATGAAACAAATTAAAGTAGAAAGCGGCCAAAGCTTAATTGACGTTGCCATGCAGGAGCATGGAACCCCTCAGGCACTTGTCACCATTTGCGATGATAACGGATTGGAGTACGATGCTGATCTGATCAGCGGGCAAGCTTTGTTAATCCGTGAGGTTGATGTTGATGAACTGATCTATCACAACTCGGTAGTATTTCAACAGCTCCAGGCCTCGGCCGCAACCATCAATACCCACACCGATCGTGAATTATATACCGACACCGGCGACACCTTGCCAAGCTTTTACGGTGCAGGTTCGGACGCTCTGGACGAGTTGGGTATTAAGGGCCTTAGTGTGATCTATAAAAGCACACGTCTTGCAAGCTTGCCTTACGTTGCCAACATGCAGCGCCTTTGGTATGTGCATCCGTTGGATGAGGGCGATATTACCAAGGCGATTGATCCGGGCGGTTACGATTTTTACCCATCATTTGATGTGTTCCATGTTGTATTAACGATAGACGGAACGCCAATAACATACGAGGCCCTGCGGCTTAAACAAAATACATATTTAGTACAGGACGATAATTATATTTTAAATTTTAGATAAATGGTAGGTGGTGCGATTGTATTAGATGGCTTCGATTTAAGAAGCGATAATCCTTTAGATATAAAATATATTGTTCCCGATTTGGCATCGCTTGCAACCCTGCAATTTAAACACAAGGGTATGCAGCGCTTTGTAGTGGCAAAAAATCGGGTTTATATTTTGCAAGGTGATTTGGTTACCTGGAAGCCAAGCGCCAAAGGCAGCGGAATTGAACGATGGGTTGCCGGTACCTACGACCAGTACGACCTTGTTATTAAGTCAGGCAAAATCTACGAAAGCCAGGTTGATGCCAATGCCGTTGTTCCTGGCACCGATAACACCAAATGGCTTGACACTTCCGGCTCGGCTTTATCGGTAGACGATACCCCAACCACCAATAGTAATAACCTGGTTAAATCCGGTGGTGTGGCCGCTGCTGATGTGAATACGTTACAGGCTGCCAAAGATTATACGGATGGTAAGAAAGATGCTAACGGGTGGTTTGCCGGATTAACCGGTTTTAAAATAAACTTTTTCAATGGCTTAGGTACCTTTAAAAGCTTTTTCACTAATAACAATACCGCCGCCCGAACTTATACTTTTAAAGATAGGGATGGTATAATTGCCGATAATACTGATTTGGCCGCAAAAGCAAATGTATCGGATTCTTTAACCGTCACACCTGCTCAGCTCGCAGCTCTAACGGCCGGGCAAACTTACTTTTTGTCATTGATCAAAGATGCGGTTTCGGGCTTACCTCAGTTAAATACATCGGTAAGGTCAGTTAATATAATTGCGCCGTCTACCGTAAACACGCCTCTGCTAACTGCAACCACCTGGGGTAATATTGCAGGTATGGGCACGGAATATACAAAGTTAACCGGTGACAATACGAACGGGGCTTTGGGTGTACGTGGACAATTAACCGTGCTTAATGGTAATATTTATGTGTGTACCAATCATGAAGTGGGTACAACCACCGCTAATGGCACGGCAACCTGGGCGCGTAACAAGTCGGTTAACTTTTTAGATTCTACCGATGTGAGCGATAGTGCATTGATTACTCAACTAACAGCGGAAGCCGGTTGGACAGCCGATCAATTTCTCGCCACTACAAACCCGAGTACAAAAGGCACAACATACGCCGGGTTAACCGGGTATTTCTATATCTGTATTGATAAAAATTCATGGCGGCGATATCAGATAGCTCCGTTTGCTAAAGCTATGCAGATCACTACTGGCTCGCACCCTGTATTAACCGCGCATTTGCAAGCATACACGACCTTTACTACAACCGGAAATTACATTGAAGTGGGTACAGACGAGGTCTGCGTGATGGGCCAGGAATATTGGCCCGCAGGTAAATCTTATTATTTTAAAAGAGGTTCAACCGCGCAAGGTTGGATAATCATCCAAAAAAACATAATAAATCCATCTTAAAATGAGTGTAATATTATCAGATGATGGCAAGGTAGTGTGCACTCCGGACGGGTTCGCGCTTGCGCAGAATTATGACTTCAAAAACGGGTTTTTAACACCAAGCTC